ACCAATCACCTTCCCCATATAAAACCTCTCTAAGATCTATATGCCTCTTCAACCACTTATTCTCTATGGTTGCCCACTTTCCTCGGAGAGGTGACGTCTCCCCTCCCATTAATATATCCATCATTTCTAACAAGCCACCATTTGTGACCTCTATTCCTATTGCTGACATGAAATATCTACACCTAAAACAAAATGTTCTAAACATCATGTTATCAACCAAATAATTTAAAGTACCACTGATATAAAACAACCTCTGCTTCATCAATATTTTATCCTTATCAGAAGCAGAAGCAAAATCAGCAGTTTCAAAAAAAAGGAGTCAAATTCCTAAGTATTTCAGCCTTAGCTGACTCCAATTGAGGGCCCATATCCGGAATTTCATCTATTTCCAAATTCAAATATCTTAAACATTGACTAATGTACTCATCCAATGCCTGCATACCGGCATCGGCACCTTCTTTCTTCTTAGGTTTAGGAATTTTAACCAGAGTACCATTTTCTGTGACCTCATAAAAAGTTCCACTAAAGTATCCCATAGAAGTATCTTTATCTAAATACTCTTTTAATATTTCTCGATCTGAGATTACTGGATTAACATCTTCATCCAATAATCCCAAAGAATTAGATATCTTAATAGCAGCAAGAGCCAATTCATTGAAATCCACTCCAGAATAATCACCAAGATAATCATTCATCTTGTGATTAGTCTTCTCCACATTTGTTTTACTCAAACCTGCAACAACAGATACAGGAACACCACCTTCCGTTACTCCGAAAGCTGATGTCGTGGGATATGTGCTAGCAAATTGTGCATCTGTTTCAAACACAGACAATAGCACAGATTCAGCAACAGGTGGATAATCAAAAACAGGGGTAGGTGGAGGATTAATCTTAGTCTGATAATCAGTTGGAGACATACCCTTAGCGGTAAAGGTCTCCTGACTAACTAATGACTGAAACATATGAATATAACTAGGCGCTATAGTAAACAAACCTGAAACAGTAGCCTCATGCCAAGGCCGTCTAACCTGAAGACGCTGATTTGTCGCGCGTAAATATATGCATTGAGAATATAACATAGATATAAATTCCGAAGGTTGAAACCCATCCGGAACACTCACTTCTTCTGAGACCTCAATAAATTCATCAAGTGCCTGACCAATATAAGGATCGTAATTTAACGCATAATCCTTACCTTGTCTATTTCCCATAATCGCAGACACTCGTTCAGCCACTAAATTCAAAGCATAATGCTTCGATTCCCTAAAAAACCTACTAACTTTTTTTCTTTAAAGCTTGAT